CTATTTCAATATTTTTTTGAAAGCCATACCAGTGATCTTTGTTTTGGGATCAAATGAGAGGGCTTCCCAATAGGTGCTCTTCTCTCCATATCGAATCAAGCCAAAGAGGAGCTTTCTTCGCTCAACGGTTTGTGTTATCAATAGGCTGTCTCGTTTTGTGTATGACAGTTGTGCCATTCCCTGTAAATCGATTGTGGCAGTAATATCTATCCATTTTGTTGAGTAGTCAATATTTACTTGCTTCATTGAGTCTATGTATGTTGGAACGAAAACAGTGTCCGTTGAATGACTGACCACCGATCCAACATACTGCAACTCAGATAAGGCACTTCTCAACTTCTGCACTGTTTTGGCCTCCTCCCCGTAAAGTCGTTTGTAGTCTGACAATTCGATACTCAACTGGTGAACCATTGACGCATTAACCCTTGTTGAGTCATTCAGTCTTACCTGGTAAGTGTTGACCTCCTCAAGCAAGGACATAACGTTCCCGGACAGGTCCTCAACCTTAGCCAGACTTTCCTTTGACTTTCCATATAGAAAATAGCTAAGACCGGACAGCGCCAGAATAATGACGACCAATGTCAATTTAATCCCTTGCCCGGATCCGGTCTTAACTTCAACTTTTGTTCCCATTTCTTACTTCTTGTATAGCTTGGTGTAGTAATACTCTGAGATATGTACTGCCTCTGACCACGTAATCTTTCCATCGGTTAGCGCCTCAAGGACGAGAGAACACAAAACATGGTAGTAAGCATTTCGGGTCTCGTCTGCAGACATGTTTATAGTGGCTATTACTGCCCTGAGCTGCTCATTAGGATCTTCAATTTGACCGATAGATGAAACAATATTCAACTGAAGCAATAGTCTGGGAAGTATCGCTCGAAGCTTGTCTCTTAAAACCCTTATGGCCGCATCATCTGCAGATCCCGGAATGACCCTCGTGAGGATCACTTCAATGATATCCCCGGTTGTGCTTTCGTTGATCTTTTTGATTTCCTCAACTACCTTGATGGCAATTGGGGTGTACTGGTCGATGATTTTGTCTGCCGCATTCCATAGGTTCAGAATGAACATCCAGATTTTGCTTAGAAAATTTTTGATTTTCATGATAATGATTTTTGTTTATAAACTATTTTATCTGAAGCTTGTGCCGATAGTAGGCCTTGAGCATTGATAAATCGTAAGGTTCCCGGCCAATTCTGGCCGCTAGCTCCCTGTATCCGGATCCATTATATAGTGAGGCTATGCGGTGCCAGTCTCTGTTTTCAATAGCCTGCAATAATCTTGGATCGGTTTGAATGAACTTGATAATTTGGGCCATCTGTGAGTCCAATCCTGATTTGGCATCGTCCCACATATGACCTACCGATAAATATCCAAGTCTCTTCCAATGAAAACCCATGATTTGGCCCAGGCCTATCGATGTACTTTCCATTGCCGCATTTGGATCTTTTCTGAATGCATCATTGAAAGCAAGCCATTCTTTTGACTGTACATCAACACGGTTCACGGACCATAATCCGGATGGTGCATACGGCGACTTTTTTCTGAACCATGATGGTTCGAATTGGATCAGGATTTTCCCTGTTTTTGGGTCGAATCCACGACCGCCTGTTTCAACCTCGATAAATGCGAGTAAAACAGCAGGATCTATGACGGCCTGATTTTTTGCCAGTTCAATAATTTTTCTATCCATTGTCTGACGTGTTTTTGTCATCAACATCCAACCCGGTGCGGTCTGTAACATGGGTTTTTATTAACCCTCCCAGCTTTGGAAACACTGACCATTTCGTGATTTGGTATCCATTTTCGGCAATAGAGTAGAGTAGAACCCCACTTATGAACCAACCGATCATTTTATAGGTTGAGACCAAATCCTGGTTGTAGGTTAGATCCCACATGTAGGCGCCCAAAACCAATACAATTGAAACCAACATCCTTGGGATTGTATGTGTCCAAATGATTTTAACCGAGAATCTTTCCTTTCGAAGCTTATTGGCTGCCCAATATCCAAAGATGACATCCAGGATGAAAAAGATTATCAATAAGTGCACAATGTCTTTCACTGGCATGAAGTAACCCACGATAGCCGTGAAAAATCCTGTTAATACAGCATAGAAATTATGGAATATGCTGTTCATAGCGTTCGCTAGGGACTGGAAAAACGTTTCCTCCATATCTTTTGACGTTTTATGAGGTTCCCGGCTAACCATCAGTTAATTATTATGGTTTAAATTTATGATAAAAGTATTACAGTAATACACTTGTTATGAAAATTTTACCCACTAATTATGGGTAATTGTTGCCGACAATTGCAAAGCTGAATTGAGCATCGACCAAGGCTCCGGCGTCCGTGTATATTTTAACATCGAAAGAACTGTTGCCCTTATTCAGGACATGAGCCGTATGTCCACCCCATTCACTGGTGATAAGTACGGCATAGTAAACATGGCCCACAGCGTGATAAACGGTGTAGGTTCCCGTGGCCGTCTTGGTAGCGGTTCCGGCAGCCTTCTTATGTCCCCACCACAAGGTAAAGCCTCCGGTGGATCCGACCACTCCGGATAAAAGAATGCCAGGCATATTTGTCGCCCCACGCAGATCAAGCCCCCCGTTTTCGGTAAAGTACAGGTGATTATTGCTGAAATAGGCCATCAGCCCATTGAGTCCCATCTGCATATAGCGAACTCCGGACTGAGTAAAGTTCCATGACAGGACAGAGGCCGAAATATCGGAATATGCCGAGTTGATATCCGGTGATTTGGTGACCACGAGCCTGACAGTATATGTTCCGGCAGGACATCCGCTTATTGACTTATTTATTGATTTTGAGTCATAGTTTGACCCACCAAGAGGAACCTGAACGCCCACCTGACCAATGTGAGCATAATAGTCGCCATTCCTGAGCAGTTCAAGTGTGGCGGTTGCAGCCGGAACCAACCCCGTTTCCGATGTTGAATTTGCGCTTGCCGTAAGTTCAAGAAGGCTGGCCTGAAAATTAACAGTTGACCCTGCCTGAGTTACGTTTATGGATCCGGTGAGAACATCAGAGGTGCTGGTGGTATCTGACGGGATGTTTACAGTTCCTGAATAAGTCGTTCCGCTGGCCAGCGTTGCCAATGTCGGGAGATCCGTCACGCTGAACACCAGCCGAGGCTTTCCGGTTGTCGGATCCACGAGCATGATCCTTCCGGAGTCCTCGACAATGAAGTCCCCTATCTTTGCAGCCCCGTTATGAAGCATGACAATGGCCGGAAGCTGAGAGTATTCCCCTGCATCGGGTGCAGTACCGGCCATGATCTTATCCAAAAAATCAGCCAGCGCAAGAGCATTGGCATACGTGCCTCCTGCCCCAAATGCCGGAAGATCCTCCTGATCTCCCTGCTGTCCTGAAATAAAGGCTGATTCATTGAGTCCCTGCGTGTCAAACAGCTTCATCAATGCCGTATAGATTAGCCCACCGTCAATGGTGGTCATGAACTTGTTTTTGGCCTCATTTTCGACAGTTTTGGCGTATAACTCCCGTTTGAGCATAGATATCCTATGTCCGGCAGTGCCTTCCTTGTAACGTCCCTGAACGCCTGAATCGAAGATCCGGAACCAATTCACCCCATCCATCGATATCTCGGTTTTGGTGCCGAAAAACGTCTTACCGTTGCTTGCGTCATGGAAAACAATGATGTGCGAAATATCATAGTAAACCTTTCCGAGATCCACCTGAACATAACAGGCTTCTCCGGCAGTTATTGTCGGGATAGCATAATTCAGGGTGTCGCCATCCGTCACCCTTGTAAGAGGATAGGAAGCGTTATTTGTCCCGTTTGTCGTGACCGTTTTTGACAGGGCAATATTTGTATTGTCCTTCAGGAAAACCTGAATTTCATTAAACCTGTTATCTGCACCGTCAGTCCCGTTTTCGTCACTCCATCCGTTCAGCCAATCCCTGATATATCTTGCATTCATATACCCCTCTGCTGCAAGGTGGGCTTGCTGTATTGCACCCCATTCGCTTGCCAAGACCGGAGTCGTATAGACATATTCTGTCGGGTCCGTGTAGGTTATCCGGATCCTTGTCCATATAAACTTGCCTTCCTCCCACGCAGGAGGTGTTGTGGACCACGCCCCACCTGTTTGAGTTGTGTCAGAATCTGAAAGGTAATACTGCTCCTGAATGTCGCTGATCCCACGTCCGGCAGTTCCCTTCCCTCCGGTGATGTTTACCGGAGTGGTAGTCGTGTAGGTGTTATCCGAAAAGTGTGTCGTTGTCCGTGACCATATATAGCTTCCGTCAACCCAAGCCGGAGGAGTTGTGGACCAGCCGGTAGTAGGAGCCACAAGTGGATTGGTATTCTGCGCGAACTCTACATCCACGCCTGTTATCGAAACATTTGCCTCAACCGCATCGGCAACGTCCTGAATTGCATCCTCGACAGGCTGACCTGAGGAAAATTTCAGGGTTCCCTGAATGACTCCCTCATCCAAATCAAAATAAGTCAATCCGTCCGCACTTTGGATCCGGCCGGTGGAGATATACCGGCCATTGATCGTTGTAAAGCCATAGGTCAGGGATATCAGTCTTGTGTTTAAAAGAGAGTCCACCGAACTGATTACCCCGATCCAAAAATGATAGTACGAACCGTCCTGCTCAACCGATATCTGAGATGTCGAAAAAAGGATGGATCCTGCTGTTCCGGATCTTTGCACCTTGGCATATATGTAGTAAGCCGTTGTGGACAGCGGAAAGGTTACATCTCCGTCCGTAAGTGTCCAACTTTTTGCCCCGTTGGGATCAATAGTATAGTGCTGAAGCGTCCCTCCACGATAAACAATCCGGTTGGCGTTTCCGGCATAGTTCGGCTGAAACACCGTACCGATCAAACCAAACTGCATCGACTTGGCACCAACGGAAAGCATAATCGTATCAATGCTGGCCGGTTTGATTTTGTCAGTATAATAGTCGCCCTCGACATCGAAGACCATGTTCAGGAGTTCCTGCGCAGCCAGCCAGTTTCTCCTTGCCCTTGCAGGATCCTTCAGGTTATTGATCTTGATGACATTCACCACATCGTTGAGATCCGTAATAACCCTACTGATCGTTGTAACTGAAACCGTAAGGTCTGCAATCGTAAGGTCATAAGCATACGGATTCATCAAATCCCTGGTAAAGCCTTTTACCCTGATAGTTTTGTCCACATCGAGATCCGTATCCAGGACGGCGATAAAGTCGCCCACCCAAATGATATTTGAATCAACGTCCTCCCCGGCTATATCCCGCAAAAAACGTGGATCCAGTCTAAGTCCATAACTGACCAACGGCTGTGAGAACTTGGCGAGATACGCCTCACCGGCATCCTCGAGCTTTTCCTCCGCTGCAGTTTCATAAGACTGAGGAAGCGCAATATCGGTTATTGTGTACTGATCCGTGACTGAAAACCGGAAGGCTGCCGAGTCGGGAGATGGAAACGTGTAGTCATTCTCATCCGTCTGAGGAAGGAGCCTGAATTTCTTTGTGGCATGATCGTAACTCTCGATCTCGAACTCAAAACCTGCAAGGTTGCCGGTCTTGAATCGGATCTTTGCCTTTGCCCCAGCCATAAGGTAAATTGTGTTGTCATTGACATCCGTTTCATTCAGGTCAAAATCCATCGATGTGTCAATAAACTCCAATTCATCAGAGCCAAGGGCTGTAATAGATCCGGTCCGCGTTGGGAAGATGTCATCAAAATTCTTTGTTCCTTCCCACACCCCATATTTGGCAATGCTGGCAGCGTCCTCAAGATAACTTGAGCCCTTTCCCTTTAACGGGAGGCAAAGCTTGAAAGCCCTGTACCTTGTAGTCAGGATATTTTTCGATCCACCGAAAACCCAAAGCCTGTTTATGATGTTTGAGTTCGATACCTTTTGCCGTGAAAGTTCATAGACACCCTTACCCTTACCATAGCTGAAAGTATGCGCGTGGATTTTTCCCGTCTGCCGGATGTTCAGCGTCCGGACACCTGTCTCAGAGATTTCGATATCGAACTCCGTGTTAAAGCGATCCTGAGAGCATAGGGACTGCAGCACCGACAGGCAGTTATCCGTATCGGAGAAGGTTTCTGTTCGGGTTTCCGTGTTGGTTGGATACACTCCCAAAACCCATTTGGAAGGAAATACCCTGTTAAGGTTAGCCATCAGCACGTCCAAGAACAGCTTCATGTCGCCTGTAAGGCTGTTGCCGGATAGATCTTGAATCTGGTTGTTTGTCGTATCGACATTCACCGAGAAGGAAGCCCTGAGCATATCGTACTGGACACCCTCGAATTGTAACTCATAGGTAAAGCGAGTTTCCGAGAACTTTCTCTCGACCGGAGGCGTGTTCAGGGTGTAATCCCTGCCCACGACCGTAATCTTGTCTCCAAGAGAAAATATCATCTTTCTTGCTGACTCGACCGTGACGTTCACCACGTCCTGACCCAAGAGTTCGACCGTTTGTTCGGCCTTAATGATCCGGCTGATGTTTTCCGCTGAATTCAGCTTCAGTGTTGTGGTATCAAGGTGGGTTACTATAATTTGTTCCATACGATGGTGGCTGAAGTGGTTAATGCTGAAATCTTGTCAATGTCACCGGTGATGACAACGTAGTAAATGCCGTTGGCCGTGTATGTGTGGGTAACCTCCATGTCTGTGCCACTGACATCGGTTGTATTGGCTCCGTCTCCCCAAAAAATATTTAGCAGTTTGTCCGATGTTACCGTCAAGGTTACCGTCTTGTCTGCCTCTCCAGTTTTTTGGTGTTTCAGGACTTTCTTCACCGGTTCCGGTTCCCTTAGCCGGATGTTAAAAGTACCGACCATCTTCTGATCACTCCACTCCTTGCGAACATCTACCGAGTCAGCCAAATAAACCTGATAAACCAGCGGTTCTGACTCATCCACCGCAACCATCAGCCTGTGTAATCCTGAACCATCGAACAGTGAAAGGAAAGCATTTGCCTTTTGCAGAAAATCATACTTGTCATTTCCGAGAATGAAGCACGATAGGGTAATCTCCCTGGCTTCATAATACTTATTCTGCAGGTCCGGTACCTCTCCATGATATTCGTCCCATTTTGCCACTACAGGAGGTTTCATTTTGGGCTTGCTAATCAGTCCGTCCGATCCACTGACGAATACCCCATAGGTTTTAAAATCAATCCCGTCTATGAAATAATTGATGTTCATGATTGCTCAGATTTTTTGGTTTTACGGATAATTTTCACAAGGCCGTTTTCGGATATTTCCTGACTGATCCGGCCACCATAGTCGTTGACCACAACCTTCGCATTTTGCGAGGCTCGCACGTGGATCCTTCCGGAGTATAGATCCACCATGCAAAAACTGTTTTCGCTGGCCGAAAGGTTCACATAAGCCTGATCCCTCACGAACACCTCTGCGACATTGAAGCCATCCATCCTCAGGCTCCCTGTGGCCGTTCCAAGAGCCACCAAATGACGTTTGTTTACCTGAGAGTATTGCCCAACGGTAAACACCCCAAAGTCGCCTGTAATATCCTTGAAATGCGTTTCGATATAATCAAGAGAGGGAAAGTCATTACTAAGGCAAAAGTCAATCTCCCGAATAAAGATTTCGGCCAGTTCCTTGCGGTCTGTTATCGTTGGCAGTTTGTACAGATACTCCTTGCACATCCCTTTTTTCCTGCCCAGCTTGGCGAGGTCTTTTCCTAAGTTTTTCATAGTCCCTGAGGTCTTAATGGATCACTATTGGCCATACTGCGGACAACTGAGAGGATCTCAACCAAAAGCACATTGTAGCTGGTGTTTGCCGAGATCTGATTTAAGGTCATCAGCTGGCTTCGTAAAATTTCGTTACCTTGGATCTGATTGATCCGGATGGCATTGATATAACCGGAGAGCATCGAAATGCTTTCCTCGGAGGCTCCCTGAATTGCGCCTGAAAGCGATCCCTTCGCCTTATCTGCATCTCCTCCTGTGAAATACTTTCGGATCTCATCCGGGAGTTGTTCGAGAGCTGAAGACAATCCGGTGCCAAGTGCCGAAAGATCTTCACCCATGGCCTGAGCCGAGGCCATGACCATGTCAAAGCCGAGAAAGTTGCCGTTGGAGTCTACCCATTTGCTCATGTATTGGTTGATGATCTTCCCGACCGGTTCCTCGACCAGCTTTTGAATCAGCATCCTGCGAATGACATTTCCGACTATGTCATCTACTTTCTTTCCCCAGGCTATGGCAGCATCCTCTCCGGCAGCGAAGGCCTCGATCATGGCATTACCGAGGTCATTTGCAACCGAAGAAACCGTTGACCCAAGGATCTCCTCACGAATGCCATTCACTATTTCGATGATCTCCTGTGCATTTTGCCTCATTCGGTCCTGGTATTCCTTGACCTTGTCATCATCAGTCTTTTTCTTGTCAGCCTCTGCCTTGGCCATTTGGGCATACTCTTGACGTTGCTTCTTGAGGTTGTCGATCTGCTGTTTCTGCGATTGATAGCGGTCGGATCCAAGAGCCTTGTCAACTGCCCTTTCAAGATCCTCATAGGCCAGCTGTAGTTTTTCAACCTCCTCACGGTGCTTTTGGATGGATCTTTCCAGCTTACGGTCTTTTACTCCGGCAATAAGGTCAATCCCTTTCGTGATCAATCCGATCGAGGCCTCAATAATCTGAAGAGGGTTGCCGGTAGCTATTCCCATAGCGAGGTTCGTGGCGTCACCAACCATCCCGACTACATCGGTGGCTATTGCCGAGGCCTCATCCATACCCTTCGCACCGAGATTCTCCATCGAGTTAAAGATCTTCTGAAGGTTCTCATTCATGTAATCTGCCGAGGCATTTATAGCCCCTGTGAGGCTGCTCAGGTTGAGGGCTGACTGATCCTTTTTGTATGCCTTTACGGCCTCGGATAGGGCTTTAAACGGGTTCTTTTTCTTAATCTGCTCAGTAACCTTGTCCATCTGATCCCTGAGGGCTTTAAGCTGGTCTGGGGATAGATCCAGCTTAGACCATTCAGCTTCGAGTTGATTCTTGAGTTGGATCATTTTCTCAACAGAGAGGCTTTCGAGATCAGAGAACAGGGTATTCCAATCGTCGGATGACATCAGATCAGAAAGGTTCATCCCTGATTTATCTTCTTCGAAGGCCTGTTTGCGGGCTTCAATCGAGTCACGGATCTGATCCCTTTCCTGTTCCGTTTTCGCCTCATTCAAGGCTTTGTTTAATGCTAGAATGTCGTCATTGTACTCCTTCTCCAAGGTGAGCATTCTCTGGCGGGATGTTTGATATTCGGAAAGAAGTTGCTTGAGGTTCTGCTGTTGTTCCTTTAAGGTTTCTTGCTGTTTCTTGGTAAGTTCCTCAAATTCTTTTTTTAGGGCTTCCTCGTCAATAAGATCTTTTTCCACTCCGGCCTGTTCCCTAACAGCCCTGCGAAGCCGGTCAAAATAGGACAGGTCAACTGACTTTTCACCTGCTTCCTTGGCCTTCTGTTCATATGCTTTCTGTTCCTCGTCTATGGCCTTAAGTACCTGCTGGAGGTCAAAATCGATAAGTTCCTTTTTGTCCTGGATCCGTGACCTCTCGAGGGCAATCTCAGTATCCTTTGTCTTTCGCATCAGATCCTCACGCATCTGGGCAAACTCGCTCATCTTTTCCTTAAGCTTATCATTCGTGTCATCCTCTGAAGCCAGCCTTCTAAACTGAAAGCCTGAGAGAACAGCCTCGGCATCCTTCGTAAAATTTGCTGATTGTGTAAGCAAGGCTTCAGCCTGCTCCTCAATGACTTTCAAGTCGGCTTGCATTTGGGCTTTTTTCGCATTCGGTACCGTGGCCGTCAACATTTGTCCAAATTGTCCCTGGCTGACATAGCTTGTCACCTGATCAGGCTGTGCCTCGATATCGGCCTGAAGCAACAGGGCTTCCTTGTATTTTTCCGCGGCAAGCTGGGTGGCTGCAAGTGCTTTGGCTTTCAACACCTGGGCCGTAATGAACTTGTTCACGTTATCAGGATTGGAAAGCAGGGCTTCTGCCTCGGCCACATTGTTTACTTCAATACCAAGATCTTCAAAACGCTTTTTGTTATTCTTCACGAATGCCTCTTTTTCTTGCATAGTGCCGGCAAGAATAGCCCACTCTGTTACCAATGTTTTGATGGCGGTAATTGCCTCAAATGAACCGTCCACTACCGCCTTATTGAAATCCTCCTGTCGTTTTTTAGCCTCTTTCTGCTGACTGATATACTTGCTCAGGGCTATCGTTACGGCAGTAATGGCTACCGAAAGCCCCAACGTCAGGGTTCCGATAAGTACACGTGCAGCAGCCGTGGTAACACCCATGGCCGTGGCCACCTTAGTTTCGGCTATTGCCAGATATTCCTTGGCCTTGGTCAGAACAACGATGGAGAAATAGCTGTCCTTGTTCAGGGTTTCTGCCACCTGTTGTAACCCAATGGTAATACCCATGAGTGACTGGACCCTGAGCATGATCTTCTGAAGGTTCTCGTTCTCCCCGGCAAACAATCCCACAGCGCCCTGGGCAGCGGAAAACGCACCGGTAAGTCCGGAAACAGTTGAAACGATCCCTTGGAATACCTTTTCATCGTTAGCCAGAACCCTTGCCTGAGCGGATGCATCATCGTATGCATCCTGAAGTTCTCCCAGGCGCTGTTGCATCTCGGCATATGCTGCAGTGCCACGAAGTCCGGCCTGTTCCATTCGGATAAGTTCTTCCCTGGCATTTCTTAACTGTGTCCGGAAGGATACCTGGCTTTTTTCATTTTTCTTGACCTCCTGTTCGAGTCCCTGTAAGGCTGTTTTTTCGGCGTCAAGTTCTGCTTTAAGTTGCTTAGCTTCCTTGATTACTTCCTGCTGGGCAAGCCCGGGAGGCATCTTTTCAATCTGCTTTTCAATTGTTTTCAGCTGTTTCTCGAGATCGGCGATTACCTTTTTTTGGATCTGCACATTCTCGGCCGTGACATCCACAAATTGATCAAGCTTCTGGCCCTCCTTTACGGTAGTGTCAGAAAGCCCTTTGATCCTGCGTTCCATTTCGTCGATGGATCCGATCAACTTTTCATCCTTTATGTCTGCTGTGAAATTTAGTGCACCGTTGTCCGTGTTCATGATAGACTATTTATGTAGTTCTTTATTCCCTCGGCATTTTCCCGATTAAGCCGACGATCTCCACTTTTTTCCCCGAAGTCATAGGATGGAAGATCACTCATAATCCGCTGAACCACCGACCAAGCAATGCCGTGATGGAGATATTCCCAAGTCCAGCCAAAGTGCGCGCAGATTGCGCCCCTGCGACCGTATGGGCTTTTTAATCCCCTGAGTTTGCCTCTATCCGGATCGGCATTGTCGTCCTCACTGCGGACATCAACCGAATAGAGTTCATAAAATCCCCCAAGTTGCTCATGGCGTTCACCAATAAGACATACTGAAACAGGTCCGATGGCTTAACCCAGCGGAAGAACACCTCGGTAAGTTCATCCAGATCCTTGGTACTTGTGTTGAAATAATCCTCGCCCAGAACGGCTATGGCAAGAATCAGAGCCATTTTTCTGCCATACTTCCGAGCATACTGTTTGGCCTCGCCAAGACCTCTTTCACTGACCTTTGACTCATCAATGATCAGATCAATCTGCTGGGCTGAAAGGAGGTCCAAAACAGCCAGAGTGGGTTCCTTAATTGTATAGGTGAGAGTTTCGGTTTCCTCCCGATAACGCCTGAAAAAGCCGAGAAGGCCCCGACGTGTTACCGTCCTGACCTTCCGGCTTACAGATATATTCACCCCCTTCTGAATAAGCAGATTCAATTCATTCTTTTCAGCTTCTAACCTTTCTTTGTCTGTCATAGGTTGCGGAACTTAAAAGAAAAGCCCCGAATGATACGAGGCTTTTCGGTTCAATCAAATCAATTAACTACCAATAGTAAAGAATCAAGAAGCCGGGCCTTCGTATGCCGTGATTGCCTTTCCGGCAGTAACAGCCAATGGAGTAACGGTAAAGTCAACAAGGAAGATTCCCTGATCACTGAATTCTGAGTTGATGACGGCCTCGATGTCGGCATTGGGAATGTCCACCCACAATCCCTGTTTTGTCTTGACACGGATAGCTTTGTTGTCCACGAGTTCGGAGCCGTCAAAGCCCCAGGTTGCAGGAGTGGCAGGTGGCCCAACTGCTGCAGCGGTGAAAGTTCCACCAATGTAGTCTGCGAGAACCTGAGGATCCGGATCCATGATCGAAAAGTTCAAGACGGGAACCTTTTTGCGCTTTGCGCGAACCTCGGGAGAAGCCTTTCCCTCCTCGAAGTGTTCGGTGACCTCAGAAGCCTCCTGAGCCAATCGGCAGGTGTTCTGATAGGTCTTCCCTATTTTTGCCATCGTGGTCGGCATAATGCCATTTTCGGCAGCTTCACCAACCTCAATCTGAGATAAACCAAGTGTAATCATTTGCGTAATGTATTAGATGTGAATGTTCCAGTTAACACGTATATTGACGTAATGCTGATCCGTTTCGGGATCTGTTATGACGGTCTGCGATTCCAGGTTCATCAGCAAGCCCTGAACAAACGAGTCCCTTATCAGGGAAATAACCATTTCGGATAGTTCCTTCATCCTCGCTTCGTTTGGCATCTTCTGCGAAACCCCACTTATCGAAACCGAAACATCAGGTACATGAATATTCACGTTTGATGTTCCAAGCTGCGGATGAAAGTCCTGTGAAAGGGTAATCGTATTGACAACGATATCCTCCTTGACGGAATTTAGCGGGCGTTTCCGCTTGTAAATTCCACCGGTAATTTCAGAACTGATTGCTGAAGCTTTCAATTTCTGAAACAGGATTGTGTCGGTGTCAAATGTCTGTTTCATTCAGAGCCTTATTGATATTTACCTTGAGTTGTTCCAGCATCCTTGGCAATTCCTTGCGAGCAAGTATTTCCGCGGATGTCAGGACGTCCCTTCCACGGGATTCCACATAGACCGCATAATCCATTCCTGCAGTTACGACAAGGCAGTAAGGTGACTTGTTCTGTGATCCTACTTTTGTGGCAATATCTCTGCCTTTGCGCATCCCAGCATCTGTCCCCTCATATCCTTCATGGACAGCAACACCGTCACGGAAAACCATGTAGCCGATACTACTGCGAAGGTTCCCTGTCTGGTCCTTAAAGCCTTTATCCGGAGGAATTGACTTTGCGTGTGTCACACACTTTTCCCCAAGAAATTGCAGGCGCTTAATAATCCGGCTGTCGATGGCCTTGAGAAAGGCATCAAAGCGCTTACGGACATCTTCCTGAGTGAAATTTGCCTTTAGAGCCATAGCCGGTTGTGTAAACGTCCAACATCAAACTTCAGGACCATACCTTGGATCCTTAAAAATGGATCTTCGGGATCACCATTGAGAACCTTAACCTCAGAGCCTTCAGGAATCCTGACCGCAGACATTGGCAGGTGAACGGTGGAAGAGAAAACGATGGCCTCCCCATCCGAACCGTTTATGACTGAACCCTGTCCGTTGGTCTGTTCCCGGCATTCCGAATGAAATACCCACGATTCGCTACCTGGCACAAAATTTCCGGACTCATCCTGAGATGAACCCGTAACTGTTTTCAGATAGAGATTATGTGGATATTGTTTCATCATTTTACCAGTAGTGAGACCTGTTTCGAATGCGAGAAGGCTTGGAAGGTCCTTCCAGTGGGTTTTCGACCCCATACCGGGAGTAAATTGATCCAGCGATCCGCTTATAACTTTCACGGTCACTGACTGAGAGGCTCATGTCTCCTTCGGTGATGTTCGGGCTTGTTGCAAGCAGAACACACAGGTCTGCCTTTGCAAGATCAAAATCACGATAGTTTCCAAGATATTCCTCATGCTCATTGACATCTCTGTCAATAAGGATTTTCAACAACTTCTTTTCCGAAATGGGATGATTTACCGATTCTGCAAGTGCCTCCAGGTTTGTCATACGTCAATAAAATTCAGGGAGGAGGTTATTGGCCATCCTCCCTGGTGTGTTATTTATTCCAGCTTGTTGCCGATGTCTGCATAAGTACAGATCGACCAGCAAGGTTCCAGGCTGGGAACAGGTTTGCAATCCCCTCAGTAACCTCCTTGATAGGAGAGATATTGGAGTATTTCTGAACCATGGTATGCCCGTTCATGGCCTTGGTGGCTACGGTCTGGACATTCATGTCAATAGGACGTTTCCAGTGGGTTTTACCCAGCACTTTCGATTCGGAGAACAACACCACGTCATCCTCAAAAGGATTGACGGTTGTACGGGTTCCGTCAGCGAGTTCGATAGTTACATCCTGATCAATCTCCACGATCTGAAGGCCGTTCAGGGCAACCCTCCTGCGCAACATGGCGTTCACATCTTCCAAGGAAGGAGTCTGTGCAATGCTGGCGAGATTCGTCAGGTATGAAGCACACATCTTGATAGCCTCATCGGTCTGAACCAATTTGGCCAAGGTAGCGGTGTTCATGAAGGCAAAACGGTAGTTTGCACCGATGGTTTTACCCTTGCTTAAAGCAGCAGGAAAGTCCTTGGTGAAAGGCTTGGCAGATGCAACGGTTGCCCAGGAAGCGGTTACACCAAGCTTCTGAGTGGTCGGGATCTGATAGTCGACGTTGTATTCAGTTACAACCCCAGCGTTATTGGCGTTGGTGAATGTAACCTTGCCGAGAGAAATTTGCTTGAGGGCAATCCATTCAGCGCGGGCAGCAACGCCATCCCAGCAGAATTTAACATCCTCAGCCCAGAAGTCGACGATGGCTTTCAAATCAGGATTATTGGAAGCCATTGCGAGCATGATGTCATACTCGGTGAGCTCATCTTCCAGCTTCTCGCGGGAAACGGCGATTTTCGGAATATCACCCTGGATTCGGCTGATAGCCTCCCTGGTTTTTTTCGGGATGGTTGCGCCTCGTGCAACGAGGTCGGCAGCGATTTTCAGGCCAGCCTGACCTTCGAGCATCTTCCACGTCAGAAACGGAGTTTCAGTCGGTGGGAAAAGAGTGGGATAATAGTACGGCTTCAGGTTGTAGCTGTTCACCACGGCCTGCATATCCCTCTCAGTGAGTCCTTGCATTAATGTTTTTTGCATGATAATAAAATTTAGAGGTTAGATATTAGGACACGTAATGAATGCCTTTCAGGGCAGTCTTTACTGAAGCAGGAACAGGCACGCTGTTCCCTTCACGTACAACGGCAATCGCCCAAGCATCTGTGAACAGGTTGGTTTCTGCCACATCGTAATTAGAACCGGCAATAACAGAAGGAGTGACCTTAGCCACCTTGTCAACGCCGACGGTCTGAAAAGCTACAACTTTGTCATCAGCATCGATGGCAACTCCGAGAGTTGTGCCAACAGTGATAACATCCTTGTCCGTGTTTGTGGTTTTATCGATGGCAGTAATGGCTTGACCATTTGCGCCATCGGTTCCAAAATAGTCGCCCACCTTGAAATGATGGCCTTTGCCGACCTCATATTCAGTGGCTGCATCGGTAGCATCGCTAACGATCAGGGCAGTTTTGACGACGTGGTACATACCGTCCGTGGCGTTATATCCCAGAGGGGTGCCTTCCTTGAGAGCAAGACCTCCGAGTTCGCCTGAAACCACGGTAACCCCACCTGGGATATCAGCAATCCTGTGAAGGATGGCCTTAATAGCCCGGTTGTCGGAATTTCGTTCGATTTTCAGCATTTTGCTTTAAATTTTTGTTTGACAATGTTTTTTTACACTTGCTTGCCTTCTAGGCTTTTGTTGCCTTCGGCCTTGCTTGCCAAATAGGAAGACACAGAGGAGGACACTCCGTTCTGGTCCTTACCCCCGAAAATGGGTTTTCCCTGGGCCATGAGACCCTTATTGGCCAGCTCCTGATTAAAAGCCGTGATGTCCGTTTCGGTTTCAGTCAAGTATTCAGCGAAGGCCTCTTCTGAATCAAAATTCATTCGAGAAAAATCCTTGATTTTTTGTGCCTTGAATGTTTCGGGCACATCCTTTAGTTTACCTTCCAGCTGCTGAAGCCTTGTCTGTTTGATTTTTTCACCTTCGAAGGATGACAGTTTCTGCTGCAGTGGGTCAATAGCTGCCTTGACAGCATTTGCCACGATAGCGGCGATATCGTTTGGATTTGCCGGTTCCTTTGGATCTTTGCCGGGGTCCTTAGGATCCTTCTTCTCAACGAAATCGAATTTCTTTTTCAGGTTTCCTTCGTAGGTCCTATTTGCTTCGGACACTTCCTTATCCACATCCTTCCTGTACTCGGTGATGTATGCCGACACCTTTTCGGTTGTCAGTTTATCCACGAGGCCAGCTGCATCTTCGTCCGTATCAACCTGTAAGGAGAGGACTCCTGCCAGTTGAGCCAAACCGTCTTTTCGCATGCCTGAAAACTTTGCTATCAGTAATGCGAGTAATTTTTCTTTCATGCCTAAATGTTTTGGTTTTAATCAATAGAAAGCACCAAATTAATTAAAGTATCAGAGTAATACATATTTGAATGTTGTCACTTACCTAAAAGATACGCACACCCCGGAAAGAATTATTTTTTCATTTCATGTTGTTTTATTCAATATATCTCTATATTTGTATCACAGTAATACACAATAAACCGCAACATCATGAAAACTGCAACATTGAAACAGCCACAATCTGGCTACACAAAGATCGAACTGATAAAGAAAATCGGTTATACATGGATTGCCTATATCATTGGTTCGGGCAAGGAAATCGAGGTTTACGAAGACGAATTCGAACTTGATTAAAGCCTGGTCATGAAAAAAGTACTTCTCATATTATTCTTTGGCTTTTCAGCTTCACTGACTGCAGCCATTTGCGCTTATTCCCTGGCATATCACACCGGAAACAAGGATTCTGCACTGGCAATATTTTCAATCGGATTCCTGTCCGGTTGTGCCGGATATTTTGCCGGCAGAGTCATGAGAAATTTTGTAAAAAGAGAATCATAACAATCAAAATCATTTACCAATGAACGACAGCAATACCAAGATCTACTACACATCCGATTACGGATCCTTTAAGTTTCTAAGAGGAAACAGGGATTTAAACGAGACCAAGGTCAACCGGATTATAAAGAGCGTCAATGGCGGCCTTAACTTCTTCCGGTATAGCCCAATAATGGTTAACGAGGATCACTACATTATCGATGGCCAGCATCGTTTTGTCGTGTGCAAAATGCTCAAACTCCCGGTTTACTTTGTGGTCGTACAGAATTTCAATCTTCGCCAGATCGCTGAGATCAACAACAATCAAAGCAAGTGGAAAGTAAAGGATTTCATGCACTGCTATATTGATGCCGGAATCAACAAGGAGCATTATCAAATGCTCGAGTCAATTACCGATGAATACAGAATAAACGTTTCAACCGGCATAAACCTTTTGATGTATGGAAAAGTCGGTACAGGAGGCATGAGTGAGGCCTTCAGGGATGGAGAATTCAAGGTGAATTATCTGGATTATACCAGATCTCTCCTGGATCATGCAAAGGATTATGAAACCTTTGGCGCCGATTGGAAGTCCAGGGCTTTTTTGCAAGCCATTGAAAAACTGCTTGCCAGTGAAGCCTATAATCACGACCAGGTGCTGAAGAAACTCGAAGCACATTCTCTCGAAATCGAGAAGCAATCCTCATACAAGGAATACCTTCACCACATTGAGGAGCTATACAACCACAGGAACTCAATCCGGAAAATACTGTATTGACCATGAAAGGAACCGACCAATTTAAGGCTACGATTGAAAGCTACCTCAAGGGTATGGCATCTAAGGATCCTGAATTTGACAAGAAATTCAAAAGTGAAGGTAAAAGCATCGATGATTGTGTCACTTACATCCTTACCACTGTCCAAAAGTCCGGCTGTAACGGATTCACAGACGATGAAGTGTTCGGCATGGCCCTGCATTACTACGATGAAGATAAAATCGATATCGGGAAGCCCATCAATTGTAATGTTGTGGTAAACCACACAATCGAGTTGACCGAGGAAGAAAAACAGGAAGCCAGGAAGAAAGCTCTAGATGAAGTGATGGCCAAGGAAATTAAACGGCTCACAGCAAAGCCAAAGAAGGCAGTTTCCAGCCCAGAAATTCAACAAGCCAGCCTATTCTAACCATGAATCCGAAAACTAAACAACAAAAGAGGGTAGTTGAACTTAGCGCGAAGCTTAAGCCCATAACCCAAAAGCAGGAGTCCTGGGCATATGAGAACTGCCTGGATCTGTATGCCGTAAGACATAGGAATACGCTTTATTGCCTTGAGTGTGGTCATTCCTGGAAAGATAAACATGTACTTGAAACCTCAATAATCGGATGCCAATGCCCCAGCTGTGGCAACAACCTAAAGATGTTTCAAAACTATCGTCCGAATTGCCGGGATTCAGCCTATTTTTCCATCATAACCACCAAGGCTGAATTTCAGGTCGTAAGAATGTTCTGGGTACAGAAAATCATGAAAAAAGGTGAAAGACCTGTTTATCGCAATTGGGAGGTTATGCAACACTGGATCGATCAACATGGAGAGATAACATCTATGTCAATGAGAGTACAGGGTTTATCACAATATTTTGATCAGTGGATATTTGCAAGCGAGTTGGAAATTAAACCAAAGTTCAACGAATATCAGCGGTTTCATATCGTGCCTTATAAGATTTATCCATCGAAAAGGATCCTTCCATTGTTCAAACGGAATGGATTCAGGGGCTATTTCTACGATATGACTCCACATCAGTTTTTGTCAATAATTGTGTCTGACTCCTATGCCGAAACGTTGTTAAAAGCTGGCCAGATATCACTGTTTAAGAGTTATTTGGGAAATAGGCCAAAGGCAATCAGATCAGCCTGGAATAGCGTCAGGATCTGCATGAGGAATAAGTACATCGTCAAAGATGCCGGTATCTGGCTTGATCACATTGAACTACTTCGGTTTTTTGGGAAAGACCTGCATAGCCCAAAGTATGTATGTCCGGCTGATTTGGGAGGAGACCATGTCAGGCTTTCACGAAAGAAACATGAAATTGACCGCAAGAGGCGCCATATGGAACAGCTCGCCAAAATTGAGGCTGAACAAAAGGACTTTGAAGAAAGGATCGGGAAGTTCATGGACCTTGTATTTCAGGATCGTGAAATAATAGTCGAGCCGTTGAAAACTGTTGATGAATTCTTCAAGGAAGCGGAAGAGTTGCGGCATTGCGTATTCAGCAATGCATATTACAAGAAGCAGGACTCTTTGATCCTTTCAGCCAAAATTGACAAAAAGCCAGTTGAAACCATCGAGGTTTCCTTATCAAGGCTGAAGGTAGTTCAGTCGCGCGGGCGAGGGAATATTCTGACTGCGTATCATGACCGCATTGTCCAGACAGTAAATGCGAATATGCCTGTAATAGCCAAAAGAATTCATTTATGAGTAAACATTCAACACTAATCCATGTCCACTTTCATGGCAATGGCCAACACTTCTACTTTGGATCTATCGCGGCCATCTTCCAGTTGTTCAGCCGGGAGGATGTCGGTGTATCCAGGTCAACACTTTACACCCATGATCTTGAGCCCGGTAAACCTTATTCAAACCAAAAGTGCACAATCCGAAAGGGCCGCATGTACCGGAAGAAAGGTAACAGAGGCAATGCCCTGGTGTGATGCATGTAACTGGTATTAATTTTGTACGTAAAACAACTCAAATTTTAACATCATGAAATACGACAATCTCCGAAATAGGACCATATATGATTTCTGTGATGATCCCAAGATCCTGGAAGAAATTGCAATCATTCCAAAGGCGAAATTCTTGGAACTCCTGAATGATGCCCCAATACAGAACGGGTTTAGCCTTCTGCAACTTGCCGAGATGACCGACAACAAAGAATTGGAGAAAGCTGTCGAGAAGGAATACAAAGAAGATTTCGAAGCATTTTTCAATGAGTAGTGTCTGAACCGTGCCTAATGGTTATATGAATCCGTAAATCTTCATCCAGTTCTCGATCTGCCCTGGAGGATAACCACGACCACACAAATCAACTATCTTGGACACCTCTGTTTTGGTGGCCCTTTGTCCGTTGACCTTCTTTAAACCCCCATCAATCAGTCCCTGGACCAAACCATTCTTCTGTATAGTATAGCTTTGATTGAATAGGTGATTCTTTACGGTTTCAAGCACCTTGGTTCCATCCAGTTTTAGGGTTTTAATGACAAAATCATAATTTGTCACCATGGCATTATAGCCGGTTGATTTTCGATCATCAATGAACTTCGGATGTGGTGTTTTGGCGCACCCCAGCTTTGAATAGAACTCAGGCAATGTTTTCCTTGCTACATATTCATTGGCTAATTCCATGTATTGAGTCTGAAGTCTTGTCTTGTGAACATTCCCGACCTTATTCCGATTATGGGTTATTTCGTGCCAGTATGTAGCCATTGAGTCTGCCTCTATCTCCGTAATGTCCTGTGAACGCCCTTGACCAATTTTTGTCATGGCAGAACGGACGTTTTCCAACCTTTCAGGTTTGAGCCCAATATTCCCATTCAGGTTCGTCAAGCCATTAATATTTTTGTTTCTGGTAGCTGCCAGCTGGTGGATGCCCCTTTCAAACCATTTATTGGCCAGCTCTGCATTGATTGAATTTATGGAGTCTGCAACCTCAATCGGATCTTTATATGTTGTCCTTAATGCCGGATGTGGTTTATCGACCTCCTTAGGCTTACTAAGTGGTTTTGGCGTTGGAGGAGGAGCAATAACCGGCTTGACAACCTTCAACCCACCATCAATTTTTCCACCTTTGAAATTGTCGCGGATAAAGTATGGTGGAGACTTCCAGTTCTGGACCCTTTCCAGGTTGTTGTCAACCCATCTTTTAAATGCATCCGGGACATCAGTAACTTCGTTCTTTGATGCGAATTTTTTGTACTCGGTACCCTTCAATGCGGCCTTCAGTTCATTCAGTTCGTCCGTATTGAATTCATCATCATCCATCATTATTGGAACTGCATGGCACCGGCATTGCGGATGCCAGCCTTTAAATCTAAAGGTCTTGGGATACCTGCCGGCAAGTTCGTCACAGATGTCGACAAATGGCACCCCGTTTAGGGTATGGTTGTTGGAAAGCCTTATTTCATATCCGACAACGAAATCGAGTTTCTGCCATCGCAGCTGGTCGCTCTCGCGATATGCCATGTTGATTTCGGATCTGGTCAGGCGCATAGCGTTCTTATATGAGCTTCGATATTTCCCTTGTCCGGGATGATATGATTTGGCCCTTTTCGACAATACCAGGTTGCCGTGCTTATCCCTGACCCTGCGGAACAGCAGGTCAGGATCAACCATAAACTTTCGTAACTCCCTCTGCAGTCGCTGGGCTGATTTTCCTTCGCCTATGCCTATATCGATGCCGAGCTCCATCTGCTCCTTAAATTGTCCGGTATATTCCCATATTCGGCCGGATAGGTCCATGCCATTTACCTTGCGCTTCTGGAATGTTTCGAGCGCTTCCAAATTTCGATCCTGCCATTTTTCCATCATGGCCTTGGACACCTTAGAGGTATTCATGATGTGCGCCAGGAACTCATCATTTTTCCTGCATGCATAAAGCCATTGTTCTCGGGATCCCTTATTGATGACTACCTGCATTTGAACAGCAAGATTGTTCACTATCTGCTGGGCAGTTTTCCGGGTTTGGGGATAATCGTCGAATGAGAATGGCTTGTCCGGATTGATGCTTATCCTGGAAGACAAATTGGCAAATTCCTGCAGTGCTTTGTTGTACAGCAAATCAATCGCATGGACATAGTTCTCGGATTGACGGTAGTGGTTCAAGTCAAATCCGCGAAGAGAGAAAGCCGTTTTTCTTCCCTTTTTAGCCATTTATTCGATGTTTGTAAAACTCACATTCCTTCTCCCAGGATCCGACCTTGTATCCATTTGGGTTTCGAGCCTTGCTATGGCAGTCAATTAGGAAGTTGTCCACCACGGATCCTCCGAATTCACACTGTTGGCAAAAGACCTTTACTGTCGATTTTGTTTGCTGCTTTCTGGCCATTTTAAGCTTGCGTTGGTTCGAATAAACTGAATGTGTTACGGCTGTTCGATTCCTCGATATATTGCTCGTAATCCTTTTCCGGATCACTCGTCATTGCCGCTTTCTGGAAGGAGGCTTTTTGGCTCATGACAGGGTTGCCTCCGTTGGCATCCTGCCAGATCTTTATCTCGGCAGCTTCATCGGTGATGATGTAAGGAGTAATGACAGGCTCGATGATCAGGCTGTCGGCAGCCTTTTCCAGGGAGGTGTTCATTTTTCCTACATATGCCTTGAGTATGTTGATTCGCCTCTGCAGGTACTCGTCAAATACCTCCTGATGGTCCGCAACCTTCAGGTGAGCGTCCATGAACAGGAGTTTCAGGGCAATACCGGAAACAGCCCCTATACCCTTAACCGAATCAAATGAGATATCGGGTGTCTGGGTCAGGGTATGGGTCATGCGAAGCAATGTATCAATTTCCAACTTGACAGCCTCTGGCGCGTTTTGCCAAGAAAGGTAAGTGGCTTCTGAATTCTCGTCACCCTCTAGGATTGCGCCTGTTTCACCTTTCTTTGAAAATCCGGTAATTTGTCCCTTTACAAAGATCTTCGGGCTGGCGTGATAATCGTTGGTATCTGCAAAATTGGAGAGAAGCTTCTCTAGTCTTTCTATCAGGATTTGAACATCGGCCCACTCGGTGTCTGCCTGCCTGCCGAATACGATTGGGATTTTCTTAAGAGTGTTCGCAATAGGATATCCTTCTACCATAGAATATCCCTCAGATCCTTGCTCCCATATGTAATGGAATTCATCGGTGTATGTCTCAAAGTAAGATTTACTTAATCCAGCGTCATTTGATACAGTGAACTCCCTGGAGAATGCAACCATGTCCCCAGATTCATCAAAATATGGATACAAGGCATCACCCAGGAGAGGGGAGAAGATGGCACACCTGAGCTTGACTTTGCTTTTAAAGCCATATGCGGTGTTGTCCTTTTCAACCGGATACCACAACTCGGCCACTTCTGTACTACTGAACAGATGTCTTGCCAACCTTCGGTTGAACGATTTATCCTTGATATCATACAGGATCCTTTTGATGGCAGTCATTACAGCCTTTTCCTGTTCGTTATTTGGGTTGGCATCCAGCTCAACCTCTCTTCCAAAGATGAAGGAAACTGCACGCTTAACGATCAGTTTTTGAAGCGAAAGAGCTATCCTTGCAACTGGTTCCATCCTGAATCCAACCTGTTCTCCTCCAGTGACATTAATCACCTTGTCGGTTGAAGCAAACTCTGGGTCGTCGGGATCTATTCTGACTTTTTTGTCTGGTCGCTTTACCTTATTGAAGACATCATGCGACATTGGATCGAGTTGATCCTTTGCTTTGGTAATATCTGGAAGCTCAATGAATCGTTTTGATTTAAGCTGTTTAATTACGGAAACATAACTGATCTGTTCTCCATCCTTGGCTTGTGATAAATCTTCGATTTTCATTTTATGCTGAATTTAGTATTACGGTGATACATTATTGATCAAAATAAACCTGCAAGATCCTTGTTTGAAACTCCTTTGGCTCTCTGCTCAACGGTACCGGTAGTTGCATCCTGGGCGTCGTCATGATCATTCTTGTCAACCTTCATGTAATTTGTCATGGAGTTATAATATTCAGGCCAGCGATGCTCCCATCCTTTCGGGAAGAATACAATATTTTGAACGGCCGCGGAATGTGTGAATATGCGAACAACCTTATTTAGCGACTGAAAGAACCATTTGAAGCGGGTAAGATTGTTCCCCATTTCCCGGCAGATCCTTTCCACAGCCCTGGCAAAGCTCCGGCCTCCGTTGTTGCTCTCAATGATCGCTTTCTGGGTGCCGTGCTTTGTCAACATCTCTGCCGTTTTGCTTTCCGTGTACTCCATCGGCTTCTGGGTATAGAGGATATCTTCAACAAAATTGCCAATCTCCGTTTCGGTGTAGAATATGGCACAGAGATAATCATCTCCGGTATCTGCAGTGTCGATATAGGCCTTTTTGACCGCTTTCGCACTATAGGGTATGGTTTCGTATTCCCTGAAGCCGTTCTCATACATGAGCCCTTCCAATGGCTTTGGATCTTGCTGGTAGAGTGACTCAAATACGTGGTTGTTCCTTTTTCGGATTGCTTCAAGCTTTTCCAGATTGTGCCTCTCCGGCCATAGCGGTTCACCTTCCTGCCTTGGATCGTAGTCTGTTGGTTTACCCTGTTTGATGGCCTGATATATGACTACAACCCATCCAGTTGGATTTTTGACTGGATCATATATGCCCTGTTGTTCAAGCAATCGCCCGGCAAGGTCTTTTTCATGCCATCTGGTAAACACAATCAGCTGCTGGGAGTCATTGTGAAGACGAGTTTCAGCAACCGTGTCGTACCAGTCCTCAATTGATTCCCGGACAGTTGGGGACCACGCGGTTTTGGCATCCTTGTAGATGTCGTCCATGATCAGCACGTCAACAGGGTCCCCTGTCAATGGACCACCAACACCAACGGTTTTAAAACCTCCCCTGTATCCGACAATTTCGCATTCATCCGCATTTCGAAGCCATGATCCTGCGATTGTGGTGACGTTTGACGCATTAAGAGTTGTTTCCGGGAATATTTCGTGATATTCCTGGGTATCGATGACCCGCTGTATTTCCCGGTTGAATTTACGGGCTTTGGGTGCTGAATAGGATACAACGGCAACCTTTGTGTCAGGCTTTTTCCCAAGTATGTATGCAGGCAGCCTGCGGGTTGATCCCTCGGATTTTCCGTGCTGTGGCGGCATGAAGACCATTAGCTTTTTGATCCGGCCATCAGCAAAGTCATTGAGAACGCCATAGTATCGCAAATGAAAAGGAGCCGGCTCAAAAGTTGGCATGGTGGCTTTCGTAAAAGTCAGCAAGCTGGCCCGGCTTTCCCTTGTGAGCCTCTCCTTCAACAGGTTCATGTATGTAACCTTTTCAGCGGTCGTCATGGATTAGAGGATTGCTTGAAATGTTCAATGTCAGGGTTTATTGGTATATTCATTATATTTATGAAAAATTGATTTATTAAAAACGTTGCATAATTGCTGGATAGTAAGTACTATATAATTAATATCTTAATTTTATTAGATTTTCCACCCATCACGCCTTTCGGCATCTAATCGTCACCTAAATAAACATTATGGCTTCATTGTCGTAAGATTCTAAAACCTTATTCGGTTCATCCCTGTCAAAGAATCCAGGATTTGTTGTGCTCACGCCAAATTTTATGCCCTTTGTCGTAGAAATTGCATCAATATCAAGTATCTTAAATCTATTTGCTCCGGTTCCAGCCCCAAAAATGCGCCCGCTTGTTATGCATCTTATCGTCTGACCAGGAGCCGCATCATCCAAGGCAATTCCGCTGAAATTATCTGATGATGTAGCTTTTTTTACTCCTGAATCTCCGTCAAATGATATTGCCATACCTTTCAATATTGCAGTTGCATCCGTATTCATGACTACTTTCATGCCGTCAAATTGTGGGTAATACTCAAATCCAGGGGAGTATGTATCAACATCTGCAACCGTGCCAATAACGGAAGTTATCTTGCTGATTACATAGGCATTGTTCTGCGCTGTGTAATTTTCATTGAACGTAACATTATAGGTTGACCCGTCAATTATTATCGTAAGAATTTTATTTACAACAGTACAGTCTCCGAGCTTCTTCCCAAGACTGGTGTGGGTCGTACCTTCGTCAATGTCTTTTCCACCGACAGCAAATCCTTTCAATGTATCACCGCCATCTTTAAAATAATAACCGTATTTGAATTTCCACTGCCACAGCGTTGTTTCTTCAACAACCCTGTTCTTATCTCCGATTATAGCCTCAAATGCCGAGCTGTTTTCATTGAATCGAACAGTAGATAACGCTCCCGCAGATTTTGATGTTATACGCAACCCTTTTCCCTTGGGGTTTCCGTTGTAAAAAAGAAGCGGTTTTGAAGAACATTTTATCATGCAATTTGCATAATCCGCCCAAACCGAGAACGCTGTATAATACCACTGATAGGAGAAAGTATTAAATCCGTTGAACCTGCAATCTATAAGATTAACATTGACAATTCGCTCAACAGGATAATTTGCTAATTGTATGAACCCGTAAACATCACAGTTGATTAGATTTACCTCGCCACCCCTTTTCACGGTATTAAGTGCTGTGTGCATCGCAAATGCAGACCCCTCGGTCTTAATTGTACAGTTTGCAATATTCCACACCTGACCGTCTCTCATACCAGTTCCAAAAACTGTTCCCCCAGCACTGCCTCCCATTTCAACATTGCCTTTATTCTCTAAGTAGCAGTGATCAATTGTCAGAGTCTTATTTGTAACGAGGTTTCCTCCCTCAAAATGTACATTGTATCTACAATTCTTAGCAATGATGCTCATATTGCTAAGTTTACTGTTTGAGTTCCACATAACAGGTTGGTAGTCTGTGTATATTTTCCCTGATGGGAATACAGAACCTGCTGCAAGTTCAACAGCAACAACAGATTTGTCTTTTCCAAGTCCTTCTACATCTATCCAGTCTTTACCTACAATCACAGTTGGTTCTCCAAACTGACCATCATCATAAACAAAGTCAGAGGGGTCTGTGAACAACCAAATCCCCTCGCAAAGGATCTTATATCTTTTCTGACTTGAAGCATCTGTGATAGAGGCTAAAGCATCCCCTATGGCGTTCAGTCCGACAAAATCAGCGTCAACCCCAGCTGTCCCAAACCTTTTGCATGTTATTTCTGTCAAAGTGTATGGTATCTGAGTATTAATTATTTCTTTTGATTCAGGAGTACTCAAAACCTGGAGGATCTGTTTCTCAGTTCTATATATCTCTTTGCTTTTAGCTAAAGAGGATTGGCTCTCAGTCTGAGGATCAATGTAAAATCCATCGAACTCTACAACAAGGTCTGACCCAGTTACAGCGGTTCCAGATCTCAGTTGCATGTAAAGTTTAACAGCAGAGGAGTATTGCGATAGATTTTGAGACAATTCGCATGTCATAACTCCATTAGATACAACTCCTGTTCCTTTCGTAGTAGTTACACCAGAACCAAAAAGATAATAGTCGATTGTTCTTGATTGCCAATTTGAAACCTTGAACTTTGCAATATATTTTCCTGATATTCCAGAACTCTCTGCATATAAATCTTTGGTCCAATCAGGGAATAAATTTATGAGAGAATCATTTCCAGTCTGCCCCACAGGTATAGTAAATTTAGATTCACTATTTTTAATGGCACCATTTGCAACTACACAAGTTGTAGAAATATTATCTGGGATAGTTCTATAAAATCCATCAATCTTTAAGGACAAAGGACTTATTTTAGTATCAACTAAACTTGCTTTGAAATAGAAAGCTGGGTTGATTATCATCTTTGTTGTTCCGTAATTTCCTACTGAAGAACCTTCTACTATAAGCGAATAGTCAATCGTCATATCAATATCACAAGCATAAGAACCCCCCGATGAAGCTGATGCTGCTTTAAGGGATATAAAAGTTTTCCCTGAAACAGACCCAGCTTCATTGTTCCAAAAGAATCGTTCTTCCACCTCAGTTGAAGCATTGATTCTTTTCATTACGATTTGATCTTTTACTGTTGCGTGATTCCTGAATAATTGTTCGATTGCGTAATAATAACCGTCTGCGGTATTATTGCATTTTATATCAATGATAGCTGATCTCACTCCCGAATTTTCTACATGATATTGATTTTTGCTCGACCAGAGTGGTGTATTGCCCGCTAATTGACCCAATTCATCTGTCACCGCTTTTTGACTCATCACGTCTGATAAACTGGCTCCGGTGGTTTGGACAACGGAAGTCTTGTCAACCTTTGCATCATCAACCGCTTTGAGTGTTTTGGGCGCAGCGGTATAACCATGGTCAGCCTTATTAACTGTTGCAGCCACAGCCTGATCCCTTGCGGTTTCGGCAGCGGTCTTTGCTGTTTGGGCTCCGGTTAGGGCTGTCTGTGCGCCTGATAATGCCGTTTCGGCACCTGCTTGGGCTGTTTCGGCTGCGGTTTGTGCTGCCAGGGCATCTGTCTTGGCTGTTTCAGCTGCGGTCTTATAAGCGAGCGCATCTGCAGCAGCCTGAGAGGCATCAATTGCAAAATCAGATCCGGTAAAGTGTACTGATATTTGACTGTTTTGAAGGAAAACGATCTCGGTGGATCCGGAGTTGTCCGGACGTTCATCTCCGTCAACATATGGATCGGCAAGGCGACATTCGATGGTCTTGCTTATAACCTTACTCCCTCCGGAGGTTGCAAACTCAAGAACGATGTTCAACCTTCCAGCCTTCAGGTCTGCGGTGTCTGTTTTGGACAGGGTTGCCGTGAAGGTAGTGGCGTTCACGGAGGTGATTGAGGCCGTTTTTACGGCCGAGAACGGTGTGAAAAACTTTACGACCTTGCTGGTGTATGTGCTTAGGTCGTTGGTTGACGAGAATGTCAATGTGATGTCTTCTCCCTTATAGAACAGTGCTTTCATCTTATCCTGATTAGTGGGTTATTTGCTATTTAATTTGGCCTCCAGCTCGGCAATCTTGGCATTTAGCTCCTCGTCGCTCAAAGCGGCAAACAGATCCTTTCCATCCTTGCCGGTCAGCTCGTTGTTCTGGCGGTTTTTGTACTCTTCCGCGGCCTTGTTGGTCAAAAGGAATATTGTTGCAGCCACATTGGGCTGAAAATGCTTTTTAATGGTGGTTTGTTCCTTTATCTTCGGCTTGCCATCCTTGTCGTTCACATAAACCGTTTTCTTTTCGTCGGCATCGTATCCGTTTATAAGCTTACGAAGGGAATTCTTTGCCTCCTGGACAAGTATCTCATCGAATTCGCCTCTTGCCTTTTTAATAGCCTCCAGAAATTCCGGTTTTGATTCCTGCCAGTCATAGAAGGTGCTTACAGCGATGCCAGCCATCGAACACAACTCGACGACCGTATAGCTATCCCTTTTTATCAGGTCAGTTATTTGCTTCACTATTCGCTTGTTATACTTTGCCATGACTATTCCTTCAGTTTACAAGTAAATCCACGGTCCTGTAGCTCGGAGAACAGTTCAGAGAGCTTCATGACCTCGCCACATTCAACGATAAGCTTTGTTGAGATCTCTTTCTTGGCTTCTTCTTCCGGATCATCGGGTTTTAGCTCTGGAAGCATGACGCCCCAATCATCTAGATCGACATCCCAATTCTGCTGGATTTGGGCAATCGCATTGTGGTCCCAATCAAGGTTTGCCTTGGATGTTGAGTTGTCAGCCAGGGCAAGTTCCCGGCCAGTTTTTGTATTGAGGTCGATATCGGTTCTTTTGACGGCCACCAGCTTGGTTCCGTCTGTTTCGACGATTATGATGTCTTCGATTCCGATGGAAGCGGCGGCTTCGGTGGATTTGTTTCCGGCAATGATTTGGTTGTTTTTATCCAAGAGGATGGATCTACCCGCACCGAGTTCCCGGAATGATTTTTCGATCAGGTGATTTCCGTATTGGGTTCCCTTGTTGGCGTTTAGATCATCCGGGACCAGTTGGCTGATTTTTGTTTCGACAACGGATGGTTTCATGCTAATGCTTTTCGCTAAAATAGCAAAGACGTATCAGACTGATACTTGAAATATGAAAAAGTTGTGCAAATCTTATGGGGATTAAGCCGGCACTAATTGCGGTTTTTGGGGCAAAAAGCAGCAGTTTTCAGGAATTATCCCGGCTTTTGATGTACATTTTCATCATTTTTTAACCTTTTTTGAATCAAAAAATACTTACTTTCGCGCAATAATTGTAACTTGGTTACGCCAAACAAAACCATCGACTCGTAATGAGAAATGCCAATTACCGTGGAATTCCTTGCTGGTACAATCCAGTAACCGACGAGCTGAAAGGCAGAAATTGGTTTTACGATCTATTGGTTTCTTGCAACATTTGGTGGGACATCAACGTTCTATGTATTGAAAGTCTTCCGATCTGGGTTGAAGTTGACGAGTTGGAAAAAAAATGAGCAGCCGGTTGGCCCCAGCTGCCCATAGTTAACAAGCGACGATGTACATCGCTACTAGAGATTTCCCTCTGAATCTAGGATTCCTGCTTGCCAATGACAATCCAAAATCGGAAGACTTTTCTTCCTTTTGGATAAATCCATCGGCCATGTCGAAAAACTCTTTTCGCAAAGATGAGTTTCTCAACATTACTGTTGCGAATTCTATAAACCTCCATTTTTTATGAGATTTAACCCTGACAGCCGGGTCGGCTATTTTACTACAGGAGTAAAATACATTTACGCCATAGTTGTCTATTGATTTTACTTTGTGGTTAATAACAACTCCTGCAGGCCTATAAAAAATGGATCAGCAAATAAAGAACTCAAATCTCTTGCTACAAAAATAATCAATATGTAAGTTATTTTTTTACGTTTAGCAATGCTTTCATTGCAAAGTTTTCAACGTTCGAGCGTTAGTATCCTGTGAATTAATTAGTTGACTCCCATTTGTAACACCTTGGGTGTTGAAAGATGTTGAAAACTAGAGGGTTGTCATCATTTACCGTTTTTGATTATATTCCGGTAAATGACTGACATCCAGTAATATATGAATGTTCAAATGATTGTTTGAAAATTGAAATGTTATAAAGTGCAAATTTTTTACCTTGATTTCAGTGGTTTTTTATGCACAAAGTATTCACAATAGGTGTTTTAGCTGAATCTAAAGAGTAATAGCTGGATTGGATCTTTATGAAGTATTATCAGATTATCCCGGTGGCAGATCCGGGATGTAATGTACCATCTTGCAAGTTTTCCAAACGTATTAGGCTGGTCCAGAGTGCAGGTAATCCAGATCATCCGGACTTTGTTGACGGTCATTTCCTGTCCATCAACCTTGTGTTTTACCCTGGTTCCTGGCTTTAAATCAATCCCCATAATCTCTCAACTAACATTTGAGTCAAATTGCAAATCAGAACTGGATCTCGGTTTGTCCGATAAGCTTTCCGCTCTTTATGGTTCTGTTTCGGTGCTGCCGGTCGTAATTGTTGTGGCATTTCTGGCACATTGCCATCAGGTTTAAATAGTCGCAATTTTCCGGCTGGTGGTCGAGGTGAGCGACTGTAAGTATGATTCTGATGGCTCCATCTTCACCTGAAAGGCATAGTTCTCTGGTCTTGCTGTTAACCCATGCGTAATTTGGAACTCCGCAGACTTCGCACCGGTTGTTTGCCCGATTAAATCGGATATCTTCGGATATTTGCTTCCAGTTCTCTGGATAACGTGCTTTATTTTGTGTTTTGATCGGCATATGTTTCAAAATTATTGGTTAAGGTTTTTTCCATCCAAACAGAGTTGGGCTCATCCGTATTTTCTCCAATTTCGACGTATCCACGCTTTTTGTACCAATCGTATTGCCAGGTGTTTTTTTCGACCCAGAGACAAGAATATTTAGCATTAAAATCAATGCCTATTTTTTCGCGGATAATCTGAAGTTCGGTACCTAACGCTTTTTTTCGAGCCTTTGGGGATACTGATAGATTGTCCAAGTAAATAGTTGTGTCATCATCCCAATACCAGTAAATTCGAGCAAAAGCATTGCCTTTTCTCTCCATGATCCATATTGAGCCGCCCCAAACCGATCTCATATAGTGGTAAAGGAAACGATGACTGATACATAGTAGTGCTTTTCGTATCTTTTTTGCTGATATCATTTTTAAGAAATTTCAACTTAGTCCCAAGGTGAACCTATTCTGAAATGGTTAATTCTTCTCCGGTCAGGGCAAAATATAGGTTCTGCAATTGATGAACGTACTCTAATGGCGGTTCGATCTCGTTGTTATACCGAACGCCATACCCGCTTTCGGGATCTCCGTTTATGCTGAATAATCCCGTTGGTGTTTCCTTTGTCCAGAAGTAAAAATCATAACCACCTTGATCTAACCCAAATTTCACCAGCCATTCATCGGTTAGTGGGATAGGCTCAATAAATTCATCGAACTGACTGTATGTTCTTATAAACCTTGCATTACGACTTTTATGGCGCAATGAAACCACGTTTTTTGACTCTGGAAACTCCTTGTCGTATCTTTCGTTGATTCCATAAACACTGTATATTTCACGATTTGTTTCGGGTAACAAATCGTTATGGATCTTTACTAAATTCCCGATTCTTAACTCGTTTGCGTTCATGTCATTCAGTTTTATTTGTTTTATTAAATCTCCATTCTTGTATTGCCATTATGATCATTCCGACTACAACCGTTAAATATGACCCGGCAAAGCACAATGCTATTCCTAATTCTTCACTCATACTGCTTTAATTAATTAAGTTTTCTTGCACGTTTTGCTTTAATAAAATGGTTCAACTTCCCCTCAAGGTGTGTTATTCAAATTTTTGTTTATACAGCCATTCCTGAACTAGGATGGTTTCATTGTCTATCTTCTTGACTCCTGATTTCGGGAGCCATACTTTATCACCTTCGCAGTCAAAAAGGATCGCTTTATCCAGAGCCTTAAGCTGCCGGGCATAAATCTTTACAGCCGGTTTGTTGTTTACTTCGAACATTGCGTGCCTTTTTGTTTGGGTTTAACAACAATTGGGAATCCTGCATGATGCCATGCCAAAAGAGCTGCATCCCTAATCTCCTGATTGGTTCTGGCGACAATCCCGGGAATAAACTGCGCAATTTCTTCATGGGTGATTTTCCGATCTGCCCCGGACCATACTTTTTTCAGAGGTCGGACCAGCTCTACATGCACTCCAAAATGATGGCACATTTCAACGATTTTGCGACCGGTCTCATGATTTCGTCCCACGGCATTGCCCTTTGACGCAGAAAGACGACGGGAATCGCCTTGCCTTATATGCCAGTGTGCTTCATTAAGCCACCCCGCCTCTATTATAACCAACGTGTCTGGTACCAGTAACTGCAGGTCAGTAATTAAGTCAATCAGGACAGGAAATGGCATGTTGTACATATCCATCTTTTTGGTCCTCAGGTTCAAAATTGCAACTCCAGACTTTTCACAGTCCGGATCAATGGCCAGGATTACATCTACTTTTTTCATGGTCATAGTATGAAGGTTATTGCCACCCAGACCAATCGACCGGTTAATACGACAATTAATAAGATAACTGCCCAGAAAAGGATCCTGGCACTGTCCCGATGTGATTTCTCCTTGTAGTTGTATTCATTCATTTCAGTTCCCTCCCAAGATACATGACAGTGAAGACAGTCCCGGCGCCAATGCTGGCACTTGATATGGAGAATCCCCATCCGATTATCTTCATGGCCAGAACTCCTGCCAAAAGCAACCAGGCACCAATAAAGAGCGCAGGCAGATTTGATTTTTTGATTTTCATATCCGGTGTTTTAAAGGTTATTGTTTGCTTCCAAGGAGCCTGATAGTCTCGGCAACGATCTCGGTTGAATGCCTGGTGGTCCCGTCATTGTCCTCCCAGCTGCGGTTCGTGATTTTCCCCTCCACATATATCTGGCTGCCCTTCTTTACATACTTGTCCACGACATCTGCCAGGGCTCGCCAGACAATAATGTTGTGCCATTCGGTCTGGGTGACTTTTTCCCCGTTTCGTCCCAAATAAGTTTCTGAGGTGGCCAGTGAAAAACTCGCTCTTTTCCCTCCCTCAAATGATTTCACTGCCGGATCCTGCCCGACATTCCCGATTAGGATAACTTTGTTTATTGACATGATTATGCTGTTTTATGGTGATTTTGAATCACAGTGATACATTCCCTTCGAAATAAAATTCAATGCCCTTTACAAGATCCCGGAATTCGCGATTTACATCAATCTCCGTCTGGAAATTTTCAGGATACCTGGACACGGTAGATCTGCTTCTGTTGACCATTCTGGCAACCTCCCTGGGCTTGTATTGCTCGACACTCAACAAGTAATTGCCGAAAACAAGCCTTGCAAAGTGATTGGGGAGCTTTTTGTTGCGCTGGGTATATTCCTCATAGGAAATGCCGGTAGCTTGATAGATAGCATCCTTTAGCTTTTTTATGGGATCCCCGTTGACTCCGTTTTCATGTAGAATGAGCATCCCCATTTCCTCAGCGATGAATCTTTCAATCCGGGCACCCTTTGATTTCTTCCAGTTTCGGATCATGAAAATGGCATCGCAACCAAAGAGCATTTCGATGTCACGTACCATGTGCTCTTTCCATTTTTTTGTTTGGTCGGATCCGGTCAATGGGTTTACCGGCCTTAATCCCATACCTCGAACAATATTCTCGGCGTTTTCAAATTTGGCCCGGGCATCGTCGATATCAAGTCCCGTTATTTGGCCTGAGATGTAAACTTTCATAGGCTATTGGTTTTTTTGTTTTCACTTTTGAGCTGGTTCAAATATTTTTGTTTTGCCTCATTTAGTAGTTTTGATTCATAAGTGTCTGGCTGTTTCGATAAATAAGCCCCTCTTTCTTGCCGGTATTCGCGGCACCACCTTAACAGTTCCGCTGGATCAATTCTGCCGTAAAAGCTTCCATATCGGCCTTTCTTGATATTTTTAAAGAGAAGGGCCAGTTCAGCAATATTCAGGAAGTATAATTCTTCATAAATGAGAAATGCCAGCTCCTGAACTTGTTCCTCAATAATGGTCAATCCCAAAATCATTGAAAGATTATTTATCCAGGATTCAATTAGAAACATTGGGGTGTCCTTGGTGTAGACTTCCTTTAGTTCAAAGAGCTTTACAAAAGGCTTATCATGAGCATCACCAACGGTTCTGATGTTTTCATACCTTCTCATTACGGCACTATGGTTAAAAGCCTCGAGGAAATCAATCTGCTTTGGATATTTCTGCAGAATTGCGGTTTTAATCTCCTGTCTGACTTGATATCCGGGCAGCGAGGTTTTGCATGTTGGCAGATGCTTGCTGTTTTGCGTATTCGGATGATGAGATCCTGTTTCCATTTTTTGAATGTTTTTGATTTTCATTGTCATAGTTTCCTTCGATGATTTTTTGAAAATTGTTCGGGCGAATCATCCAGTCGAAGGTGGCCTTGAATCCGGTTCTGTTTTCGCCTTTCAAAAAATTGCTGTTAGCGGCTCTTTTTATCATGTCTGCGAAGACTTCTTTTCCATGGTCTCTTATTCTTGCCCTAATGCTGCTCTTTCTGCTGTCGGAAATTGGGTAGCGCACAAATCCAAATGAGCCCTTTGTACTGTTATTAAAAAAGTCAACAATGCCCTTGTAATTAATCTGATCTGGCTGTGTCGGACTTTCTGAGTCCGACGTAGAAGCTTTAGCTTCTATAGAATCTTCTTTCATTCTTTCATTCTTACATTCTTGTAATGTGTTCACTCGTTGTTCACTCGTTGTTCGGTCGTTGTTCAGTTGTTGTTCAATTCGTTGTTCACTCTCCTGATATTCGGTCCAGTTTTGTATTGATATTCTGCGGCTTGTGGTTGACGTTTGTTGTTCTATTTGATGTTCGATTTCGAAGCGTTTTAGAATGCGTTGCACCTTGCTTTCGGAAATGTTTAATCTGTCCGCAATGACTTTTCTTCCGGTTATGAGTTCACCTGGATTTAGGGTGATCCTGCTTCCCGAAAACATCTTATCAATTTTGTCATGGGTCGCCTCCAGGAGTAGATATATCCAGACAGCAAGATGTTCCGCGTCGCGACATACAACGGGATTGTATAGCACCTTGCGGTGTAGCTTAATCCATCCTTTGTTATCCATTATGAATAGGAGTTAAAAGATAACCCCTACCAGTTTTGTAATGCCTCTCACCTCATTACTCCACTGATAGGGGTATTTCTCAAGTTATATCTTTTTGTTGCAGTTGTGAGAGGTGCAACGCTATGTTCAGAACTCCAATACGTGTATCACAATAATACGCAAGAAATTGATTCAATGTATCACAGTAGTACAAATATTTATGAGTTCTGGGCATTTTCACGGCACAAAGGATTAAATTTCAATGATGGCGATGTCCGGACAGATTTGCCGGATTAAATCAAGCTGGGTGTCAATCACCGTATTACGCAGGTCCTCCATGATTGTCTGGGCGCCAGGAGAAAGAAGCGTAAATGCGACCTCCCGTCCATCAATCTTGGCAAATGTCTCAACCTCGATTTTTTCGGAACCTGTGCCCTTGAAAATGGGAATTACGAGCTTGAATGATGGCGGGAGATTAGAATTCACTACCTGGGCAAAATTGTCCGTTCGGTCACCACTTTCCTTCATGGATCTTTCGATCTTGCTGTTGACCGTGGCAGTGAAGTTCATGAGCTCATTTACAAGCCTCATGTTCTCTGCCCTATCCTCAAAAAATGATCGGTTCATCTTGAAGAAAACTCCCAGTTCGTTAGGTGACCAAACCTTGCCGGTATTGATGCCGAATTGCAAAAACTTCGGATTGAATTCGAGCTGTCCTGTAACCTTTCCCCTTGTGTACTCATCGTTTTCATTGATGACAAGGGAAATGTTGATTTTGTCCCTGTCAACAAGGATATGACTCCTTTTCTGATTTACCTGATCCTGCTGATCAAGCCTCTTTTCAAGAAATACAAACGGTGCCGATATCGTTCCATGAATACTCAGTTTTATCGGGGCTTTTACTGGAAGTTCATTCACTTCGTTGACTTCCCGAATAATTACTTCGGCCTTTTCAACTCCTGGTTGAAAATTGAATTGCACTTGTTTTGCTTGCATGTTGTTAAGATTTTAAATGGTTTATTACTAGCTTTCAGTGCCGGTCCTTTTCATCTGGAAAATGGTACCCTGAAGTTCGTCTGCATAGGCTGGCCTGTGATCAATGAGATCGCCGTCCTGGTTGTAGAAGCCTACCTCCCGACTGTCGTTGTCGATGAACTTATAGCATTTCTCAGTGGCCAGCTCAGCCTTGTTTTTGAGGCCTGAAAGAAGCCTGATTTTCTCCTCAACGAGAGGTTTCATCCTTTCCTTAAACTCTGCCATGAGTTCCTTTTTCTCGGTTTCAATGTCATTGATCCGGATGGCGGTTTCCGATAGGGAATTCTTCATTTGAAGAAGCTGGTCAGAGGAAAAGCGCTTCATATAAATCTTTTCTTCAACCTTGTCGCAGTTGTCCATGAGAAAAGCAATCCGCTTCTTCCCTGGCTCGATGTCCTTTCCTAATTCTTTGTGCATTTTGTTCTTTTTAAAATGGATTATTGATTGTAATTCAACCTACATATGAATAATTGCAGTGAGGGCAACCGGTTACAAGTTCGCTGCCTGCCTTTTCGACAGAGATTCCGGTCTTGTAACCTCTATGGTCGATTTCTGTATAGATGTTCTTGTTACACCTGTAGCAAATGCCATTTGCCGGTCCAAAGCGAGGATATCCTTTCTTTATCAGAAACTCTTTTTGGGCTTTGATGGCCATTTCAATGTCAAAGGTTTGCATGATTAAAATGGTGTTTTGTTAAAATTGATTTTTAAGCCTTTGTCGGCCACATGTACATTTTTTCCAGTCGCAAGGTGGATATCCCTCTGGAACTCAAATTCGTTTGAATTGCCGCTCGAGAGGTGTATTAGAACGATGTTATTCACCTTTGTGAGATCATTTGCATTAAGGGCTTCAAGGCACGTGTCAAATGACATATGTGATTCCAACGTCCTTTCCAGAAGAACCCCTGGTATCCTGCCAGCCTTGACATTGGAGTCAAGCAGATCCTTTCGGTAATTGCATTCAATGAGGATGTTGTTCAGTCCCTCAAACCGGTAGGGCAGGTAATAGGTGTCCGTTGCAAATAGGACATTCCCCATTTCCTCGTGGTGGATCAAAAACCCAAAGGGTTCAGCACAGTCGTGTTTCACATCAAATGGAAGGACGGTGAAGTTCCCGATCGAAATTTTCTTGCCAGACGTCATGGCAATGGGGTAATTTCCATTTTTAAGTGGAAGGCTGCCAATTGTGCCACTTGAGGCGTAAACCTTAACCATGGCCTTTAAAACATCATTTACATGTCTTGAGTGATCTCCATGCTCATGCGAGATAAGACACCCGGCAATCTTGTTGATTTTAAACCCAACAGCTTGCTTCACCCGGGAGAACGGTACCCCGCACTCAATTAAGAGTGCTTCGGTGTCGTTCTGTAAAATGTACCCGTTACCGGCAGAGGAGCTGCCCAATACTTCCAGGATCATAGGTCAGAGAATTAAAAATTCGGTTTTCTGGTGGTTTTCTCCTGTGCGAAAAGGTCTTCGTTGACGGGAGCTTTCAGGGGATCCTTCTTCTCTATATCTGCCTTGGCTTCCTCCTTGACTGGCTGGCCTTCCGGCTTGGAATCTTCCATGGTGAGGGTCGTCTTGTTCGCGTGTGCCGCCTTTTCTTTCTCAACTCTTTCTGAGACATCCTCATACTCAACGTCGATAATGTCCCGGATTTCATCATCTGTCTTCATACCCATCGAGAGCTCGGGAGCATAGGCATTTGTCCAGAACGAGGCTGCGCGGTACATAAGCATCTGGCGTGTCATTGTCTGCCATTTACTACCGGCCTTGGTGTACCATCCTTCTTGGATGGCCAGCTTGATATCGATAGGAGAGGACTCAAGAACCTCGTCAGACCTCTTTGCCGTCGTGAAGGCGACACACTGTAGATTGTCAATTTCGGTTCCGTCAAATTCCTTTACCTTTGGCTCCTTTCGTTTGCTTACATTGCTCCATTCATAGTCGGTGTAGCTTACCTTCCCAACCCTGCCAAGATTCGTGATCCTGAACTGTAATGGATTGAACCGGCCACATGTGTTGACTGTAGCAATCAGGAACTTTGAGGACCAGGCAGGACGGCCGTAAATTGGCGTCATGTTCTGCATGATCATCAGCGGACTTGCCCCGATTCTCTGGGAGATTTCAATGGCAATCATACAGTTGGCCATTGCCTTTTCAATCGGGTTTTTTTCACTGACCTTGTACATGTCTGGCACAAGCTCTGAGTTGGCGAACATCTTGCAGACTCGCTGCATGGTTTCAAATTGAACCGGATCAAAGAAGTTGAAAACTGCCACTGAATTCGGTTCCTGAACCGTCTGTAATTGATTTGATTTTTCCATTGTTGCGGATTTTTGTTTTTCCATGATTATTTTGTAGAAATGGTAAGTTCTTTGTCTTTTGTAACCTTTAGGAATACCATCTGGGATCCGGCATTGATGTATTCGTTGACGGATTCAGAGTTGTCGCAGAAGATTGGAGCGGATACGTTGTAGAAGCCTGAGAGAGTATTGATGATATCCAGACCGGCATTGATCCTTTCGGCCGAATTGGTTACCGATATCGGCACACCAGCCTTATTTGTGGGGATACATGTTTCAAATTCATTGCCGTCAAGGGTTTTGTCAAACAGCTGGAAGCGGACAATCTTGAAAAGGCCATTTATCCTCCTGTCACACTCCTCAATCTTGAGCTTGTTGAAGTCGTTAATCGTGAATTCAGTGTTCTCGATATCTGCAATCTGCTGGGCCAGCTTTTTAGCTTCATCCTGCAATTTCTGAATCTCGGATTCATGCTTTAGGATCAGGTCCCTGTCGGCCAGATTTTTCAACAAATCATCACGTGTGGCGTTCAGTTCCTTTTTCTTCTCCTGCAGATCTGCAGTTTCAACCGCTTTCACATTTGAGATAGACTCATGGATCTCGTTGATGCTTTTCTCCAATTCATTCCATTCCTGGAGTTCTGAAGCAACAACCTGTTTCGGCTGAGCGATCGGCATTTCAACAATTTTCAGCTTTAAGGCTTCGTGCTCTGATTGCGCTGTAGCTAATTTCTGTTCTGCTTCTTTCAGGTACTTTTCAGCATCTTTGATCCGGCCTTCCATGGACTGAAGTTCGTCTTTCTTGTTAGCGCCTTCCTGGTTGATCTGATTCAGCTTTCGTTCTTTGGCTTCGAAAAATGCTGTTTCAGCTGCTTGCTGTGCTTCGCTGTGTTTGCCTTTTGCAGCTGGATCCCCGCATTCAGTTTTAAAAATTGGACAGATCAAACATCCTGCCTGCGCAGTGTATTCCTTTGCGTTCTCTTTTACCCAATCTTCCCGAAGCTGTTCAAGTTCCTTTGACTTATTTTCAGCCTTCTGGTGAAGTATGGCCAGCGAACGTTTTGATTCGTCAACTTCATTTATGGCTGAATCGAGTTTTCTTGTTGCAGTGGTGAACTGATTCGAAAGTTCATTCCTTTGCTGGTTCGCTGCGAAAGCATCTTGATGTGCCTGATTAGTGGCATTATTTAAGATTTCGCGCTGTTTCGTCTTCAGGCTGTTAATTTCACCCTGCTTTGCCTGTATATCCTCATACTGGCTGCGAATAGACTTGGAACGATCGGCAATCTGATCATCAACCTCACGTATTTGGTCGTTTACAATCTTGAGCTGTTTTTCGATCATCTCAAAGTCACGGTTCGCTGGCATTAATCTGGACGTCTGGTCAATGCGCGGATTGATCCGTTCAAGTTCATCATTGAGTCTTTTTTTAGTCGCCCTGAGCTCATCCTTGATGTCTTTCAGCTTCTTCCCATTAAGCATCTCAAGAAGCTCGGCAAACCTTGGATCAGAACTGGCAATCTCATGATCTGAGGCGGTGCCGGCAATCTGAAAAAGAAATTCCCGTTGTTTCTGCCAGTTGAGTGCCAGGAATGCGGATGCGTGAGTGATCAGTTTGAAAACCGTTTCATCGATAATGGCATCAATGATGCTTTTGTATTCACCGGCTTTCTTTGGAACATCGTTTACCCAATACAGGGTTTCGTAGCCGTCAAAAACTTCCTCTGAAGTACCTCTGCGGCGAACCCACTTGGGATGCAGAACCCTTTTTAATGTCAGCGATTCTCTTCCGGTGTCAATCGTGGCACAAACCTCCGAATCCAGTCGATTCAGTTTGTTTCCCTCAATGATAGGGGTGATTTCATAGTCCTTTCTGTCGAACTGGTCCTTGCCGAATAGCAGCCAAACAAAAGCGTCGAAAACTGTTGATTTCCCCTTCTTGTTGTCTCCGGCAATTTCTGTCTTTTCTCCAAAGTCAATGGAGAGATCCTTGTGTCCCCTGAAATTGATCAGGGATAATTTGAGAAGTGTTACTCTTTTCATTTTGTTGCGGTATTAAAATTTTTATCTCTCTTCTGTTGTCAGATATGTTGCCCGATTGCAGGTGCGTGCCACGGATTCGAGCTGGATCCGGTCAATTCGCACAGAGGCATTTCGAGGACCATCCTTTTTTACCTTCACAAGGCCCTCGGCTATCCATCTTTTTACTATTGCCTCGCCGTAGGCTCTGTAAGCCTCTCTTAGCTTGAGGTATGGCTTTGCAAGGCCCAAATCAACCAGGGCTTTTTGTGCCCCGACATGGGCAGCATCTACCAGAGCATTCCGAAATTCGGTTTCTGTCTGTGGGAGCGGAAGTCTCATCGTATGTTCTATTAAATGTTGAGTAAATAATCTTTGGTGCGTCGACGAACCTGTCTTAATGTTCTACATTCAGTCCTGTTTGTTCTTGTCCTGAAAGTCACGTTGTTATGCGTGAGCAATTCTCTGGGTAGCAGGAATAGCAGCAAGACAATGGCCATCGATTTTCTGGCAAAAGGTGAAAGGTTGAATGATATCTTGAATCGAGTACAGAACCACCATGCTGAGAGTTCGTTGGATTTTGTGACACCTGTCTTTTCGTAAATGCTGCGTGCTGTGTTTTCAACGGTTCTTTCCGATATGAAAAGCAATCTGGCGATATCCTTTTTCGTGGCACCCCACGCAATCATCTCGGCAATTTCAGTTTCACGCTTTGTTAAAGTTGCGGCAGCGTTCATCTTAATTATCCTCCTGTTTATTGCGCAAAAACTTGTTCACGAAATAGATCTGCCCCTTGCCTGTTACCTTACTGGTTGTGGATACCAGGGTAGTCCCGTCCGGTTTTGTAATTGTTGTCTTTTTCAACTCAAACAGGCCCAATCCCATTGCACGCTGTGTCGGTTGATTGTAGTATTCACCCATTCTCCCAAGGTATCCATGGTTCCGAAGCCAAGTGAAAAGCCGGTTTTGGCCGATTTCGTATCCATTTTGTGTGATAATCTTTGCCAATTCAGCAACCAGGACCGATCTGTTACTGGTTTCAACGGCTGTGGCGAAAAGTACCTTGGGAGCCTGCTTCTCGATTTGCTCAGCCTGGCGCTTGATGGTGTCATCAGCTATTTTTAAAGCCCTTGCCATTATCTGCTCTGGTGTTTCGTCAGGTCTTGTCACCATATAACCACCGGATTTGCGGATCGTTGGAAGTACCTCAGAGGTTACCCATTTGCGGAATGCTTTCGCTTCAGGTTTACGACTGTCGAGGATTACATCATACAAGCCATCTTCATTGACGAAGTTTGCCATCTGTGTCCCACCGGCAGTAACAAGGGGGTGACTTGAAATCACATCCTTTTCCAGCCGTCTTGCTACTGCAGAAGACTGTAATTCCAAAACTCCACATATATCGGAAAGACAAAATATTGGGTCGCCTGCTTCTGATTTGGCAGTTCTGATCTCTCCGAACAGAGGATTTATGAAAACTTGAATCTTTGTAGTCATAGTTTTTGAGGCTTAATTTGTTTTGCTGTCTTCGTATTTCTGGAATGTCCTGCTGGCATAGATCAACGACAGACAGAAGTTGAGAAGGACTGGTATGTAATACCACAGTTCTTTGTCGGTGGAAGGTTCTCCTGAGAGCAATATCAGCGACAGGCTGAACCATACGATTGCGATTGTCTTTTTCATTATATGGGTAATTCAAAAGGTTTCGCAATCAATTCACCGGTTTCGGCACTTCTGATGTATTCTTCAACCTGTGCCTTTACATACTTTACTCCATCCGGACCAAACAGGTCATGAGCGAAAAGCAGCAATTCGTGTATCTCGTGGTCGAGATGCATTCGTTTTGAGAGGGATTCTTCATTCATGGTCTGATCCTCCCCAAACATCGGTTACACCATATTTTTGGAACACGGCTTCGATTGCCTCGGCCTCGGTAACCTTGGGTTCTACCTTTCCATTCAACCGGACAGACCAGGCCATTCGAGTTGAAATGTTAAGGACCTGCATGATTTCTTGCCTTACTGCAGCTATATCCTTGTTTTTTACCTGCATAAAGCCTTTTTTGAAGCTAAATCTGTTGTTTGCCATCGGGTGTTTTTTAAAATTTGACATATATTTGCTATTTACTTTAATGCGCTCGCCGTTTAACTTTGTATCATATAAAGATACATGATGCAAATATAAAGCAATGCATCACATATATCCAAATAATATGATGCAAAATTTTACATTTTTGTAAAACATTTTGTATATGTCTGTAAAACAAAGGCTTATAGAATTCGCAAAGTCACAGGAAAAGTCCGTGAGAGCATTTGAAATCAAATGTGGACTGACAGTTGGGTATATAAATGCTATTCGGGTGTCGATTTCTCCAGAAAAAATACAAAGCATTGTTTTACACTATCCGCAGCTCAATACAGCGTGGCTAATGACAGGTGAGGGAAATATGGTTCGGGACATGGCTGATGAAAAGTCAGACCTTAAGACTGTAAAATTTAATACCCATCTGGAGGTTAGGCTAGTGACTACAAAAGCCAGGGCAGGATTTTCAGACTCATACTACTCTGATGAATACCTTGAAAATATGCCAACGGTATTGATTGAGGTGGACAAGGAGTACAAAGGCAAATACCTGGCATTCGAGGTAGATGGTGATAGTATGGAGCCAGAGTATCATAAAGGTGATATCGTCATTTGCCGGGAGCTTAAACGGGATATGTGGCGCTATAAATTACATTATGAGGATTGGGATTTTGTCATTGCCCACGGAACCCAGGGTATTATGCTCAAACAGATTATAGAACACAATGTCGAAACTGGAGATATCGTTTGTCATTCTCTGAATTCAGAGGAACATCCTGATTTTGTTTTGAATCTTAGGGAGGTTGCCTTCCTATTTAATGTGGTTGAGCATCGGATCTCTGGCCGGAATAAAAGGAGGTATAGATAATGAATTTAACTGATGATATTAACCGTAGATACAGACTGGCAGATATAAAAAGATGGCAGCTGATGGATTTTGTTGTTGGGTATGAGATTAGAAGATCAAATAGTGCGGATGCTGATTGTGATATATGTAGAAACTTGGAAGGGAAATATCCAAAGTCATTTTTATGGTCTGGATGGCATGATGGATGCAAATGCCAAGTTGTGCCCGTAATGGTTAGCGATGATGAATTCAATGATGATGAACTGTTTGAGCTGCGTGCTGCTTTAAAAGGTGAGGAGGCGACAGGGGGCGGCTATAAATCAACAATAAGAGTATTGCCCATTAATTTCATATCATGGATTATAAATATGTTGCCTGTATTCAAAGACTCCGGTACATATCCTGATTTTATAGATAATAATATGGAAATTATTCTTAAAAGCCTTAAATACTATGGAAAAAGTGAAAGTTAAAGTCCTTGACTATTACAATCGGCCCGGATATTACCTATACATGTCAGACGAATTATTCGAGATCCTTGAGAATGCCTTTCTTAACGACCAATTAGAGGTCGAAGTGCCCAAAGATCGTATGGATGAAATGCTTGAAAAACTTAAACCTTAAATACCCAATTATGAAAAGATCATTTGTTGTAACATTTTTATTCCTTTTCGTCTTGTCTGTACATTCACAGGAATTTGTCTTAACCGATAACGGATTCCTTGATGTAAAAGACAATTCAAAGAACTACGTTGTAATAGAAGTACCCGGGAAGTCTAAGGAGGAGTTATACCTCACGACAAAGAAGTATATCAATACCTTGTACAATTCGCCAAAATTTGTTGTCAGCGACATTGAAAACGAGCAGATTGTTGTTGACGCCATTGGCAGCGAAATTATTAAAGTAATATTTAGGCTTAATGGGTCAAATTTATGGCAGTTAAACTACAAATATGTAATCGATTTCAAGGATGGGAGATTGCGATTTTCACCCATTTTCAAGAGCCTCTCAAATACTGAAGATTCGCAAGAAATAATGTTGATTGGCATTAGTGCATTAGGAAATGCTACCGGTATATTCAATGAAAAGGGAAAGATCCTTCGAGAAAAAGCAAAGCTCGAGATTGAATCTCAGGTAAGCGAATATTTGACTCTATTGAAGGATCACCTTCTCAACGTCAACTCAGAAGAGAATGATAACTGGTAAGCTCAATAATTATGGAAACGAAAGTAGTTAGGACACAAGTAAAGGCAATCCAGTCACGTTTTTTCGAGGCCCTTGATGTATTGATTGATTCAGGAAAGGTGGGTGGTGGTTTGAAAGCCTTTTGTGAAAAATATGAGTTGCACCGGCCGAAATATTCCAATATCAGGACATATGTCAAGGACGAAAACAAGCCTGGTACCGGCTATAAATTCATAGACATCGATGCACTGGCTTATCTTGTACGTGACTATGGAATATCCGCTGACTGGCTGTTATTGGGCAGGGGTGGAATGTTCAGTAAATAAATGCAAACAGCCATGCTCAATAGCATGGCTGCCCTACCTAAAAAAACCTAATTCTCTTGAAACTATGAATACATACCAGATTTATTCAAATGTACCACAGTAATACATATTTTCAAAGTTTTTTTGTGCATATTTTCAGAGAAAAATTGTATTGACTATTTCTGGCCCTTTGCTCTCTTGATTAAATCCAGAACTGCACGGTTGGCCCTGTCTACTTTTGTCCAGTCCTTTTCGATATAAATGTCTGCCAATTTTAGGCCATGGTCCACATGGTTTAGGGCCAGATCCACATCATCCTTTGAAATGTCACATTTATTCCTGGCTATAGTGGCCCAGCTGTGACGGGCATAGTATGTTGAAAGTGGAATTTCGGAAATTCCGACCACCTCGGCAACCTTCTTTAATCCCTTATTCACGTTTGAACTGAATATATGGGAGGTGGAATACCGGTTGTGAAAATCTAAAATGCGCTTCCCTGTTTTGTCCCTGTATTTTTCAATCAGGATCTCGGCCTCCGGCTCCACTTTTATGGATATATAAGCCCGATCCTGTCTTCTTCCCTTGGTTTTCTGCCTTTCATATGAAATACGGCCATTGCCATATTCGGCAATGCTATAGAGATCTGCCATGTTGATTCCTACCAGATAAAATGAGAGCATGAATACATCGCGTGCAAGAATAGCCCTGTCAAACACCAGATCCTCTTCTTGAGCATCCCTTATTGCCTTAATCTGTTCAGGTGCAAGATTCCTTTTCTTGTTTTCGGGCCTTGGTTTTATCTTGTATTTCCTGAAAGGGTAATGCTGGATCCTGATCTCACCCATATCTTCATCATTAAACTCTGCCAAGGCTGCGTTAAACATCACCCTAAGGTCTGTCATGTAATTAAACACAGTTGTGTCTCCAACACCGGGTCTTTTCGTTGTAACCGTCTTGCCAAACTGGTTTTTGCGCTTCATTACCCTATCCTTTCGGAGGTACTCCTCGAATTTTACAAGAAAGTTGGATGTGATCTCGGTGATGGCAATGCTATCCCGGCCATTACAGAAATCGATTAAGGAATTAACAACTCGGTTTTGATTGCCGGCAGTCGATGTCCGGCCAGCCTCCCTCATTTTATTCACATGCTTTCTGGCGAATTCAATAAAATCGATCGACGAATCCGTTCCTGGCTTTGTTTCTTTTTCAAAATACTTTGAAAGCTCTCGTGCAGTGTACATTTCAATGCGAAAACCGAGTTTCCTGCTTTTGATATTTTCATACTCGGTAATCCTACGGTTCAATTCATTTAAAATGAAAGTGTCTTTTAAAGCAAATAGAACCTTTTTTTTGCCGGTTTCAGTGAAGTAACTTTTTTTTATAGTCTGTTTTTCCGTAACATAAAACTCTGTGCCGATGTAGCTACATTTACCTTTCCAAAATACCCTGATAGAAACTGGATACTTGTTGTCACGGCGTCTCTGATGCTCAAAAACGCAAATTTTGAAGGTGGCCAT